AAACAACAAGAGTTACTATACAGTGTTGATAAATTAACTAGAAGAAAATATGGTATGAGTTATGTTGATCTACTCAAGAGTGAAAACGTAGATAAGATATTAGACTCTGATAAATTTGTTACAGAAGTTTATATACCATCTGTAATTCAAGCACGTAGACAAACTTTTAACTATAGATATGCTAGTTCAAAAGAACACAGAGATGTAGGAAACAAACGGTTAAAACAAATGGCTGCAATAATAGAACAGGCTAGATCGTGGCCCTTGGCTGGTATACTTGTACCCTTTGGTACATTTGTAGTGCAACAGTTTGTAACTATGTTTGACACAGTAGGTATTACTAGACTAAACCATTACTTCATAGAAAAAACACAAGGTAAAGCTGCTGTAACAGGACCTTTCGCTAGAGACCCTCTTGATTTAAGTATGAAAACAGTTGCAGGTGTTACTGCAGTCTTAGCAATAGCTAAGAATGAAGAGCAGTATTTAGATGAAGGCTTACCTTGGACACAAAAAAGAGCAATGGATGGGACTATATTAGATAAAGGATATGATTTTCCTGTAAGTTGGATTAAAGTTTTAGCTAGAGGCGTAGCTCACTACAGAACAACTGGTGAAGTACCAAAAGAATTTCTTCTAGATGCATTTAATTTTTTTGTTTACTCACCTTTTCGTCCTGTAGTAGAAGCAGGTCAGGGTCTCAAAAACAGTGTAATAAATATATTTAGTAATGATGATAAGGGTGAAGCTGCAGTTAAAATGATAAAAGGTTTTGCAGAGTTTCCTGCTTTATTATCTCAGATGGGTACTAGACCAGCAGAAATATTTAATAGTATCTCACAATTATTAGGAGATGATTTTGTAGTTCAGGATAGAAACCAAAAAAATAAAACAGTAGCGAATGCTATTCGATATATAGATGAAGGCTTTAAAAGATTAGGATACGAAGCTGGTACTGAGAAATTTGTTGCTGGGTCTTCAACAACGAGAGGTGGACCTCGAAGACAGATAGGTGCTTTTAACTACGGTGTAAGATTTAAACAACCACCGGGAGTATACCATCAAATGATGGCTCAAGTTGGAAGACCTGTGTGGTCTGCTGGAGAAACAGGGCCATACAAAGAAGTCAATAATAAACTAAACTATTTAATTAGTTATCCTTTACACAAGATAGCAGAGAGAAGAAGAGCGCAAGATGATTGGATAAATGGTACAATAAAAGGTAAAGGAAGAATACTAAATGAGATTAGAACCGAAGCTAGGGATGAAGCTTTACTAATACTATCTGCAAACTTAGCAAAATCAGGCACAGCTAATAGCCGACTAGCTAAACTAGCTGATGTTCATAGATTATCAGGATCACTTACAGTAGCACAAGAACAATTAGATTTAATTAACAGTGCCTTTGCTGCAGCTGCTGCTAATAAAGGACAAGAACCCGTGTTGTATCCTGACAAAATAGAAGACTTAAATGATAAGCAGTTAAATGTATTAAGAGTAAAACTTATGCAGAATACAGAATTACAATCAGCCTTGAGAAAGAAAAATTCTGTATTTAAGAACAGCAAAAATATGTTTCCTAAGTATAACTACGATGGAACAAACTCTATTTTTGATAGACTAGATTAGAATAATAAAAAAGGGGCTGTTAAGCCCCCCTCTTACCTTCTTATATCTGTGTATCTTTTACACCACATAAACACTTCAGTTAAATGTTCAATAGCTTTGTCTCTCTCTACTGACTCATCCATGTTCTCCTGTATGTAATTCTCTAAAGGGTCTAGCTTTTCAGCTACCCCTTTAATGAGTTTATACTTTCTATCTTTGATGTATTGTTCTGCTTCTCTAATGATACTCATACTCCACACGAGCCTCCGTTACCACTGATGTCACATATGTCGTGAGTCTCTACGTGTTCATCAAACTCCTTACCTAATTTCTCAACTGCTTCACTGTAAGGTACAGACGTAAGCGGCTGACCACCTCGACTACCATCAGGGTAACACGTGAACCCTCGTAGTCTATGAGCGTAACTCGCTAACGTATTAGCGAAAGCCTCTACTGTATCCTCATTATTAAGTTTACTACCCCACGCAGGAAGATTAATTGTAGAACTAATACTCATGTCTACGTAGTCTTGCACGTCAGCTTGAAACTTAATCCTTCTCTCGTAGTCAGACGCTAAGTCTAACGCACTCTCGACATCCTCTGGGTCAGTACCGTACAGATCAATGAGTTCTTGAGCTGCACTATCTACTACATACTGATACACCCAACGTGTATTACCTTTTAAATATCTCCTCTTATATGCCACAGCAAAGATAGGCTCAATGCCTGTTGAAGTACCAGCCAGTATTCCTATAGATCCTGTAGGTGCAATAGCTCTATTAGCTACTGGTCTCGTAACGGATAACTTATCTGCAAACTCTTTAGATATTTTATCTGACTCTCCCTTGTATACGGATAGCCACTGGTGAAGTTCGGGTGACACCTCATATTTATATCCTTTTTTTATGAGCCACTCGTGTACACCCATGAAGCCTAGACCTAGCCTACGGTTCTTAGCTCTCACTTGATAGACCTTATCGTAAGGTAGCTGTGCCTTTAACGTCCCACAGATAAGGAACATAGTGGCTAATCGTACTACATCTTTTAGTTCTGAGATTGTTTCTATGCGTCCAAAGTTTAGTGACCCTAAGTTACACACGTCACTATCATCAGCACTAGTCACCTCAGTACACGCATTACGTAGTGTCTCATTCTCTTTATCGAAAAAGTTAAACGAGAAGCCCGGCTCTGCTGTCTTCATAGCTTGCTTGATGTTCTCTTGAAACACTGGGCCTACTTCACCTGTCTCGTAGTAGTTAAGTAACCAAGCAGTGTCGTAGTTAACTGACACATTGGTCATGTCAAGGGGTGCAGCAAAGTTAAAATCTTCTTGCTTTATATCCCAGAGGGTTTTACCCGTGCTACCTACAGGCATTGATGCCCAATCTTTAGCTACCAAGAACTTATTAATGTCTGCGTGTTGCCAGTTAAGACTAGCATAGATAGCTGAACGTCTACTGCCACCTTGCATTACTCTTCTACCAATCTCATTTATCATGTTCATCTTAGGGATAGGACCAGATGCTTCGCCACCTGTCCTCTTTATTGGTGTGCCTTCTCCTCTGTATACTGAGTAGTCAATACCTATACCACCACCTGTCATCAGACAACTCTCTGACTTCCAAGATAGGTTAGCCCAATCCTCTCGTGTATCTTCTTCAGCCTTGAGTAGGTAACAGTTGTTAAAGAACTTGTTAAGTCTACCTGCGTAGTACAAGTACCTACCACCCGGTATAAACTTCATGTCTCGTATGTATTCTTCTAGCTGTTGTCTATCTTCTTTACTGAAATATAAATCTGTGCCGCCACTCTGAATAGGTGAGACACATACGTCCTCAACTAATGTGTGAGCTAAGGCCGCCCAAGTTTCAGCGTTGTCGTGTCTATACTTGTGGTTAAATATATCTTCAGAGAATTTAGATCTGAACATAGGATTAAGATTGGATCGGTACTGCATTATCTGTTGTCTCCACTGCCTTTGATTTTACCTTGTCTCTTACGATTGTTTAGCTTGTCCATGTTGACTTCTACAACTTCCTTAAGAGAACTCTTATACGCATTAGCTATAGCTGTAGCGTAGAACACTACGTCACCTAACTCTTTAATCATGTCACCCTTAGACACAGACTTAGAATCACGTATAGTCTTTTGCATCTTACCTGCAACCTCACCTGCCTCACTCATCAAACCAAATAAGTTTTCATACAGGCGTTGATCTGGTGGTGTAATGATCATACCCTCTACCCAATCACTATAGGCAGTGAACTGATCTGTTGTATCATTTATATCTAACTTACTATCGAAGTATCCCATGTTTTTTAAATCCCCTTGTGCTATCATCGTGTTACCTTTCTTGTATTTTTATACTGCTTATGTGTACATCATCTATATCAAAGAAGACATTCTCTACTAATTCTCTTACATCTTGTTCGTGACCACCCTCATACAAAGATAGTATGTTAGCTTCGTTATCTATTGATACTCTAAACGTTACACTAAAGGATTTCATAGGACATCCTTACCCTCTAGTACATTGATACGCATCTCTGCGTAACGTCTTATCTTCTCTAAGTCTGTGATCTCTGACTCTACTGCATTCATACCTTCGTATAGCTTATGTCCTGCCCTACTAGCGTACTTAATTATGTTACCTACCTCAAAAGAAAATCCGTTCTGCATAATAAAAGTTACTGGTTCTATAGCGTAACGAGTATAGTGAGAGGGTTCTTTTATTATATCCTCTTTAGATATATGTCTAGTGCCTGTTAGGTATGCTGGTGTAGTCATTAGTCTTTCCTCTCAGTCTTTAATACTATTCGTTCAACTGTTATTAGTTTGCCTTTTTCTTTTAGCCATGACTCAGGTACTACCCTGTGTGCATACTTAAAATTATTCTTCTCACACCAATCTGTATAGGTGCTTTTAGATCCTTTGTAAAGCTTTGCTTTAGCATTACTGAATACAAATCTAATGTCTAACTCTGGATGCTGTTGTCTTATACAAGTATGCTTATGCCTATCTTCAGAATCGAAGATACCTTTGGTTTCACATATGATACCGTTATCAAGTAAGAAGTCTGGGGTATAAGTACGATACCTCAAGTCTTCCCACTCAATCTTTAGTAACTCATACCTAACCTTAGCTTGGTTATCCTTTAGGTACGCAGCAACCTGTTTCTCTAGGCCGCTACGATACCTGTATGCACTGTGCCTACGCGTCTTTGCCATTAGATTTCGCAGTTAAAGCATCTCTTAAGTCACCTAGTTTTACTGATCCTTCTTTTTGTAGAGCCATTAGTACTTCATCAAACAGCTTTATAGCGTTCTGATTAATTGATACTCCATGTACTAAACTTTTTTGATCGTCAGTTAAGTCGTCCTCTTCGTGTTCCATATTATCTAATGTAAATTTTGTCATGCCGCTTCCTTTGCTATGTGTACGTAGTCTACTATTGGTTTCTCTTTAGCCTTTGATACTAACGAGGGTATCGTTTGTAGAGTAGGCCAACACTTATGTTTGTATGAACAGAAGCCACACTCAATCGTAAGCTTCTTGTTACCTGTTCTTGCTTTGTAAAAGGTTTCATTGACTGCTTCGTAGCAACGCTCAAAGGGTTCATCATTCTCTAAGTAATTGTACGTGTCAGTAATGTCATTGAGTACTTCTTCTGAGTCTATAGATGAGGCGTTGACATACTTGAACTGACCTGTCCCTTTGTTAACTACCCACCAACCACCAACATCTTTGTCTGCACCCTTAGCGTAGCCTACAAGCTGTGGTATGTAGCCGAAGCTGTCACCTTGCTTGAGGGTTTCTAAGTTAACAAACTTATTGTTGTATGACCAAGGTGACGCAGACTTTATGTCGTCTACCTTACCATCTAAGATTAGATCGTACTCTCCTTTTATAGTTTTGTTATCACCTAAGTCTAAGGTGATGTTACCGTTGTCTTCAAACTGTACACCAGAAGCCCTAAGAAGACCCTTAAAGACAGCCTCCACTATGTCACCTAACAACATGTTCATTAAGAAGTGAGGTGGGAATGGAGTCTTATCTGCAGGGTCATTCTTCTCGAACCAAAGCTGACACTTAGGACGCCCTACGTTGGACATCCTAAGTCTGAACTCGCCTCTAGGCTTACTGTTGAACTGCTTGTCTAACGCATTGCCTACATCTGTAGCGACTTGATCTGTTATCTCCTTAGATACAGAAGCCTCTCCAGCCATAGCCTTTGCTAAGAAAGAATAGACAGATAGTTCAGCAGGGTGTTCCATTATACAGCCGCCCCCTCTACGCTAACAAAGTCTGTATCAGTCATAGTCTCAGATATAATCTTTGACATTGCAGGGTCAACTGAGCCACCTGTATTTTTAGATGACCACTGGTCAAGTACATAACCGTTAGACCAAGTGATCCACTCAAAGAATCCTCTGAGTACATCGTTATCTGATTCAGCAATCTCTATCTTGTCACCTAAACCTACAATCATAGATGAGTAAGTATTACCTGTCGGTAATGTATGCTGGTCAGCAGAAAGATCTAGCGTGTATTGTATAGGCAGTGCATTCTTTCTTTGTATTGCCTTCACTGCACCATCTAATGCTTTGATACTATCCCTATTCTTTACATCTAAGATAAAGGGTACATCAGTACCTACATCAGAAAGAGATGCACCTGATTCGTCTACTGCATCTAGAAGAGTAACCGTACCAAATACTACCTTAGTTCTTTTGACTTGCCTCATTAGTTCTTTAGTAGCTTGAGGTAAGCTCTCCCAATCTTCTACATAACCTGAAGGTCTTCCTATGTTGAAGCCCCCTGTGTTATCTTTGAGGTC